CGCGGAGCATGCGCTCGGCCTGCGGCTCGGAAAGAGCCGGCGGCGCCGAGGCGTCGCCGGGAGTTTGGGGAGAGGAAATCAAGCGTTCGAGGCCGGCAGGCGATCGAAGCCGGCGATGGCCGCCACGGCGCGGGTGACGTTGGTGTCCGTGCCGGAGGCGTTCAGATCCGGGTTGTAGTTGATGCGCACGTAGCGGTTGGCGTTATTCAGATTGACCGGGATGTTGAACTCGCCGGCGGCGACCGAGCCGCCGGAAGCGCCGGTCGCGACCACGGCGTAAGTCGCGGTCTGATAATCGGCCCAGGACGAATTATCCGGGGAATGCTGGACGGCGTAGCCGATCGAGAGCGTCTTTCCGCTCGCCAGCGTCGCGTCGAATATCACTGAGAACAAGGCGCTGGACGGCATGGAGCCGCCATAGCCCATGCGGTCGATCGTCGAACCCGTCGTCGTCGTCGCGTCGCCCGAGCCGGCGGCGACGGCCGCGGCGGCCGCGCTGGCGCGAACCACGTCGATCATCGCGCCGATGTTTTTCTGCGTTACAATGTCAGCCATCGGAGTGGCCCTTTCGAATGTGGGGTGGGAGCGCGGCGCGTCACGCGCGCCGCGTCATGCTGTCAGCTTTAGGAAATCGCCGGCGCCCAGGCGACGCCCTGGATCACCGCGACGGATTGGTCGTGGCGAAGCTGGAAGTCGTGCTCGGCGATCGCGCGAATGATGGTCTGGTCGCTCTGGAACGCCGAAACGGTCGCGCCGGTCGAATCGACGTAGCTGCCCTCGCGCGACACGGCGAGTTCGAGCTGCATCGAATCGAGGATCATCGCCTCGGTCATTTCGGCCAGGAAGATGAAGGTCTGCGTCTTGACCGAGCCGGCGCTGTCCCAATAGGTCGTTGGGATTTGCGTCGTCTTGCGGAACGGGTAGCCGAGCAGCTTCCCTTCGTCCAATTCGTCGCGATAGACGTAAAGGCCGAGCGAGTTGATCAGGTTATAGAGGTAGTTGTAGATGCGCGGATGGAAGAACCAGCAGCGCTTGTCTTCCGGGACATTGGCGGTGTCGAGCCGATTGACCGCGCCGCCGAGTTCGTTCGCCGTGTTGACGAGACTGACTGTCGCGTTCGACGTGATGAAATTGCCGCCGGTGGTGTTAGCGGGGTCGGCGGCGTTGACGGCGTAAACCGAATTGGCGGTCGTGCTCCACGATCCGATCGTGCCGCCGTTAAATCCGACCCAGGTATTGGCGAAGCTGAGGAAGCCGCGCGGCGTGCTTTGCGTGCCGTCGCCGATCAGGAACGCCAGATCCTCGCGCAGCGCCATCACCTTCACGATGTCGTCGCGGACGAAGGCGTCCACGGCGGGGTCGGCGTAGCGCATCATGTCGTTGGAGACCGGCACGAGCGCACTGAGCTTCTTGTAGGTCGCGACGATCTGGCGCAGCGTCTGCTGCGACGCGCCGATCGAGCCTGTCTCCGTGCCGTAGGTGGCCGTGGCGGCGCTGGCCTGGCCGGGCAGCGTCATCGTGCCGCGCGGCATCGGGATGTTGCGCGGCCCGGCGCCGCGAACCACAGCCTTGGCGCGCAGCAATTCGATGATCTCGGTCATCACGTCGGGCGGGACGATGAAGCCGCCGGACGCGCCCGACGCCATGACCAGCGCCTTCTGCGAGGTCGCCGCCATGAAGGACTTCGTGACCGGATGGCTTTCGCCATAGATCATCTTGGCGCGCGCGCTGGCGTTGAAGATGTCGCCGCCGGCAAGGCCGATCGTCTTGGCGAAGGCGCCGAGCAGCAGCGACTTGTCCTTGACGTATTTGTCGGTTTCGACCGCTGCGGGGACCAACTCGTCCTGTCCCGGCGCGGGCTGCGCGCCGGCGGCGGCGAGGGTTTGCGCGGCCTTGGCGCGCTCGATCGATTTGTCGAGCTTTTCGACCTCGGCCTTCAGCCGGTCATATTCCGGCTGATCCGCGTCGGCGAAATCCTTCTTCGCGCCATGGGCGGCGAAAGCGTCGAACGCCTTCGCGCGCTCGGCGACGAGCACGTGAATCTTTTCCATTTTTGGGGGTTCCGTTTGCGCGACGCGGCGCCCAATCAGGCGGCGGCGTCTATTGCTTGCTCAAGGCGTTGATGAGCAGGCCCGTGCATGTCGCGCGGGAATTTCAGTTGGCGCTGGCGCCGCCGGAAAGGCGCAGGATTTCGACCTCGCGCTCGCGGCGGCTCTTGGCGCTGGGCGCGGCGAAGGACGCGGCGTTGGCGCCGCTGGCTTCGGGCGAGTCGGTCGCGGTGTCCATAACCAGCGACTTGATACATTTGTGGCCGGCTTTCACGTCGTCGAGACCGTCTTGCGCCGCGCCGTGATGGGCGCGCATGTCGTCGAGCTGGCCGTCGACCGCATCGTAGTTCTTTTGGATTTCGGCGAGGCCATCGGCGGCGAGGTCCGAGATGGCTTCGTTCTCGCCCATCGCCTTGTGCAGCGCCTTGCACTTGCCGAACACGGCCTTGATGGCCTTGTGGCATTTCATCGCGTCGTCGACATGGCCGTCGGCAGCCTTGTGGCCGTCCTTGATCTGGTCGAGTCCCTCGCCGATCGCCGTCTTGCTCGCGGCCGAGAAGATCGCGCCGGATTTGGCCGCGGCGGCGCGCATCAGGAGCAGCGGGCCGCTCTTGCCGGCGAATGCCTTTTGGCCGTCGACGGGCGCGCCAGGCAGCTTGGCGAGACATTCGCGGGTCTCTTCCTCGGTCATCGCGATCAGCGCCTCGCCGGCCGAGCGGGCGACTTCCGCCAGCATTTCGGGAAGCGGGCTGTCGTCGCCCTCGTATTCGCGCTCCCAATCCGCGCCGAACGCCAGCGACGCCAGGCCCTGCAGATAGTAGGCGAGTTGCGAGGCGTCGCAGAGATCCTTGCGGGCGAAAACGGCGTTGGCTTTGGTTCTGATGGCGAGCGCCGATTTATCTTTCATCTTTTCCTCGTAATGATCGATGACGGCGCGGGCTTTTTCTTGAACGTCGTCGGGAAGGTCGCTTTGGGGCAAGCGCGACGCCGCGGCGTGAATCCCGCTGGCGAGGGCGGTCAGGCGGCCGTCGACGATCTTGGCGAAGGGCAGCTTGTAGGAGCCCTTCAGCTTCGGGTTGGCGGCGTCATAGGCGAGGAAGCCCTTGCGGGCGAGAGACACGTCCGGGTCGTCGCCATCGAAATCGCAATGGTCGAAGATCGAGGCTTCCGCCGCCGGGCCGTCCCAGTCCGCACCCATGTCGATCGGCAGATTGCGCGACGCGCCGACTTTCCATTTTTCGGCGTCGGCGTCGGATTTAGCGAGCGAGCGTTGCGTCACGACGGCCTCCGGGTTGCAGGGGACGGAAACGAGCGAGAGTTCGAGCAGCTCCCACGAGCTGATCTTGTAGCCGCCGCCCTTGATCGGCTCAGCCTCGATCGGCTCGTAGCCGATGCTGACCGTGCTGATGACGCCGGCCTTGGCCAGCGCGCAATATTCGTCGGCTTTGTGACTCGCGCCGAGCGGGGCGAAGGTGATCAGCGCCTCGATCTGGTCGCCGGCGACGGACGCCTTGGCCGTGCCGATCGGATAGTCGGGATCGTGCTGCGCCAGCACGATGGGATTGCGCGCGTAATTGTCGAGGATGCAGCCCTGGGCGACCATCACGTCCTTGACCCGATCCGGGGTCGGGGTCGAGGCGATGACGCGGATTTGCCGGTCGCCGAGCGTGGCGTCGGGCAGCGTCGCGCCGGAGATGTATTTGCGCTTCATGGTCATGGGGTCGCCTTAGCTTTGCGGCTGCGCCATCGCGTCCGGCGGCGCGTCGTCGGTCGAGCCTTCCGGCCTGCCGCCGCCTTCCGCGCCGATGCCCGTCATGTCGGAGCCGAGCGCGGAGAGGTTGGTTGGGAACATCAGCTTTCCGACCTTGGGTTCCGGCGGCAGGTTTTCGGACAGGCGGAACTCCTCCGGCGATTTCATGCCGGACATGATTTCCATTCGGCCGATCGTCACGCGG